ATACTTATAGCTTTATTATGTTTGATGGCTTTGTTTATGGAGCCTGCATATCCTAGAAACGAATATCTTAACGACGGTAATACTAGATGTGGAGAGTTTGAAACAAGAGTAGAAGCAGAAGACAGAGAAACAGATTATACTTATGGTGATTCAGATTACGAATCTGATAATTATAGATTAAGTTTTACATATAGAAAGTATTTAGGAACAGACTGTAAAACATCAAAAGAAAATGCACAATTAAAACAACAATTAGAACTTATGAAGATGTGTAATAAGGTAAATAGAAACCCTAGTCTTGCACAAAATCAAAACTTTGCATTATTAGTATCTAAATGTAGAGGTGTTGTACCCCAGGTAGATGAAGTAGAAACCATGCCTACAGGTAGTCTTTGGGATGAATTAAAAGACGATTATATTAAGGCTAACCCAGATTCTAAGAGCATGGACAATAATAACAGCACATTGAAAATGCCTCCAGAAGGGTATATACTGCCACTACCAAAACCAAAAGATGACTAAACCATTAAAAATTTCTGAACAAGCTGCCGTGCAGATGCCAATGAAAACGGTTGCAAGCCTTATTGCGCTCGTTGCAATTGGGACCTGGGCTTATTTTGGACTGCACGAAACACTTAATGCACACTCAACAAAGATAGAGTTGATGCAAAAAGATTTAGAACAAAACTCAGAATTTAGAATTAAATATCCACGTGGAGAACTTGGTCAGTCAAGTGGGGAGGCGGAGCTTTTTATGTTGGTAGAACACTTAGCCGGTGTTTTAGAGGAGGTAGATGCAGAGGTTAAGAGTATGAGAAACAATGCGGTTAATATAGAATTTTTAAAAGATAGAACAAAGAAACTTACAGAAGATGTAGAAAAATTAATTAGAAATGGTAATGGAGCGCATTAATGATAGAATTAGTTTTTGCATTATTACTTATACAGGATCATAAAATCATAGAGCATCGTTACCACGAGTCATTATCTCAATGTATGAAGGCTAAACGTTATGCTATGAAAGACAAGAGTAGTAAAGACAGGGTTGTCTACAAATGTATAAAATCTAAGGCAAACATAGAAATATATATGGGAGAGAAAAAAATAACTTCTTTAATATTAGAATGAAAATAGAAGCAGAAATAGTTAATGGTATATGTCCAACGTGTGAAGAATACACACCGTTGGTAGGACTAACAAAACAATTTTTTAGATGCATGACCTGTGGATCTGATTTAGAACAACATATAAATGGAAAGATAAGTTACATACCTCACATAACTAAAAATACATTACAATCAGAAGTAGAAAAATATTTCGATGGCAAAGCGTAAATTTACAAACTTTGTGCCTCGGCCAAAACCTAGAAAACGTCCAGGTCGTCACTCAAAAAGCCTTAATAAATCAAAGAAAAGATCTTATAAAAAATACAACCGACAAGGTCGTTGACAAATATCCCAAAATATCCTAGTCTCTGGGTATGAAAGAAAAAATAATTACAATAAAAGTAGATGGTGCATTGCAAGGACAATGGTCTAGTTTGTTATTGGAGTTAAACTTAATGAAAAAAGCGTGGAAGTCTTACGGTGTTGATATGAATATGAAAGCACCTGGACTAAAAAATGTTTTAAATTATGGAACAAGAATTAATGACGACGCAAAAAAAGTTAGACGAGATAGCAAATAACTGGAACAAAACAAGGGACCCAAAGTATAAAAAGCTTTGGTATGATTTAGTAAATGGACTTGATAATATTAAACGACGGCCTGTATCAACTGATTCCAGTCACAAAACAGATGATGGATGGAATAGTGTTGACAAGCGACGTTGATTGTTTTGAGTTGTGTGACATACTCAGATTAAAATTAACAGGATATGTAGATAAATTAAATTTACATATTATGCAAGATGGCAGCACTTTTATAGGTTGTATGTGTAGATGATACACCTACCCTATAGAGAGGGAAAAATTAGGGTAGGTAATGGTGAGAAATTAACTCGCTCTACCATAATCCTGCCACATTGTCAAATCGTCTCTTCGGGTGTGCACAAAAATCTAATGTAAATATCGTGTTTATTGACCTCGTCTCGACCAATCTCCTTCATTTTAACCAATGACTCTTCATAACCAAACGTCATACAATCGTATGTGGTATCAAATCTTTCTGGCCATTCATAGGCTGGCATACAGGTCATGTGTACCTGTGAACAAATAATTAAACTTAATAATATTTTCATTGACAATCCTATAAAATCACCTATATATGGGTTATTAAAATGAAAGGAAACACGCATGACAGACATGAATAAGTATAAAAATGTTTCTCTAACGAAACAAACATATGCTACTTTAGATAAACTATCAAAGGTATTATTGCCCGATGCTAAGTTGTCAATAGCAAAGACAATAGAATCAATTGCAAATGAGAAAGTAAAAAAGTTAAATGGCAAAATTAAAAACAAGTAGAATCGTAAAAGTAATATGTGATACATGCCACGGAAATGGGTATGTCAGGGTTGCAAAAATTGATGGTGACCCATCACGAGACTTTAGAGATAGAAGCGAAGTCCACCAATGTTGGGACTGCGATTCGGAGGGAGAATTTTATGAGACGGTTGATAATGATCTTATCGATGATGGTCCTTCTAACAAACTGCACTAAGTTAGATTTTGATGGATTTGATCCAACAACTACAACAGTGAGATGGTTGATGAAACAAGATGCAAAAAAAAATTAAGTATAGAAAAGGACGAGCTCCAGGTGACCAAAAATGCTTCGCGCTAAACACCTCTGGAGGTTACATATTGGGATTCGTAAAACATACCCCGAGTATTCGAGCCTTTGGTGACCCGTTAGTACGTGCACGGAAAGCGGGCATTTGATGGTACCAGAAACAGACAGAGCATACATAGCGGGTTTGTTTGATGGTGAGGGTTCTATATATTTTAGACGTGGTGTTGAAAAGAAAAAGAAACACAAAGGCAAAGGCCATAGATTATCTAATAGTTTAAGATTATCTATGGAGATAACCATGACTGATGAGTCTGTATTAATATGGTTACACGAGGTTCTGGGTGTTGGTACACTAAATAAAAAACCACGTAAAGGTAAACGTAAAGATGGCACTGGATATCTGATGCAATACCGATGGCGTTGTACATTTAGAGATGCGTATTATGTTTGTTGTTTGATTTGGCCTTGGGCGCATACTAAACTACCTAAGATTACACAGGTCATGAATCATTATAGCGAACATAAAATTATGAATGGTAAAGTAATAGATTTAGATGAATATAGAAAGGTGATGAGTTTAGAATGATGTTAAAAATATATTTATGGATTATGGGTTGGTCCGGTGCGATTAACTCTTGGGCTTGGCGTAAACAAGCCGCGATTGTTAGAAAACATAATCGTAAAGAAGAAGAGGATTATTTAGAGGAGTTGAAGAAAAAACTATGACACCAGAACAAGCGTTAGGGATGTTATTTGTAGGTATCATTGCTCTATCAACTGGAGCCGGTATAGCTTTTATAATAATTAGAAGAGTATATCGAGAGATGCATAAATCGAAAAAAAGGTTTGATGATTTAGAATGATGACTGATGACGATATAAAAGAATACCATAACATTGGTAAAGCGATCAAGCACAGTGATAAGTACACCTATGTCGATGCATCACGGATCGAGGACCAAGGAACACGGCTCTATGATGTAAATGGTTCTAGACTTCCGAGTGTGACTACGATATTAGGGGCCACCAAAGATCAACAATTTTTAAAAGACTGGAAGGCCAAAGTAGGTGAACAAGAAGCAGAACGTATCAAGAATTTATCTAGTAAACGGGGCACTAGTATGCACAAATTCCTCGAGCACTATGTGCTCGGAACTGGCTACGATGATCTTACGGGGCTCGGACAAGAGGCGAAGTCCATGGCCAAGAAAGTTATTGAGATCGGTCTTGCACCTGTGGAAGAATATTATGGGTCGGAAGTTACGTTATACTATCCGGGTCTATACGCAGGTTCGACAGACCTTGTCTGTCTACATAACGGTGATGAAGCTGTTATTGACTTCAAACAGGCTAACCGTCCGAAGAAGAAAGAATGGATCGAAGATTATTATCTGCAGATCGCAGCATACGCCATGGCCCATGACTACGTACACAACTCAGCCATACAAAAAGGAGTTATCATGGTATGCACGCCTGACCTATATTATCAGGAATTTGTCGTAAATGGGGCTGAATTAAGGCAATATAAACACAAGTTTCTCAAAAGATTAGACATGTATTATGACCTATTACATGATGAGAAAGAACAAGCTAAAGTAAAAATAAAAGAGGAGGACTTTTACAATGGAGCGTGAGATAGAAGGATATTACCATGATGGTAAAAAATTATGGATTATGTATAAAGATAGAGATGGAAATATAACTTACGAGGAGTGGAAAGATGAATGATAGATTGTTTAAAACACTTATAAAAAGATACGAAGCAGAGATTGAGGATGCGTTGTACAAGTTACAGTGTATTGAGGACCACAATCTGGTGATACCGGAACATGTAGATATTACAGGAGAAGTTGATACTTTGCTGGGCAAGATAGGTAAGGCAGAAGAAAAGTTGTCCGTAATGCGGAAATATTGTGTTGAAAATAAGGCAGATAAATCTGTACTATAGTATTCTGTGACAGATTTAAAAAAAATATTTTTTTCTCTGAGAAAAAGTGTACTTTGTGTCCACTTGGCTGTTTTTCGTTGGTATATAAGGCTAAGTGGTGGACAGGGGGTGGACACTTTTAATGTTTTTGGTGGACGTTTGGGACACTTTCTATGAAAACCCAGACTGCGCGCGATATTGATATTACAAAATATGTAATCTGTGGTAGAAACCTATATGCCTAGGAAAAGACGAAAAAGAATTGCAACTGATGGGGCTCCCGATATACCTTATCCGAGAGTCAGAGTGGAGTGGATTGATTGTGTCAGTGACTCTGGCTGGGCTACTGATAAAGAGTTTGATAAGATGAAACTAGCACGACCTGTGAATGAGGGTTGGTTGTATTCTAAAGATAATAAGTCTGTAAAATTATTTGCGTCTTATGATAAAGATGATAATGAAATTACTTTTGGGGATCGGACGATGATTCCTCGGGCTTGGGTAAAGAAGATTCAGAAGTTGTAGATGGAGTCACATCAATTAGTTGACCGTAGTCGTCTAAAATTTGTTTCATCTTTGCTTCTAATTCTTGTTCTGATAAGTCTTCTAGTTTCCCAGTTTTTATTATTTTTCTGTCTATGTATAGTCCTGCTGCCTTGCCTCGGTTTGCTTCAGCATTTACAGCAGAAGAGAAAGAACCTTTCTTCAGAGCAGCTTCTCTAAGTCTTGCAAGTTCTGCAACATGACCTTCATAAGTAACTTCATGTTTTCTAAGTCTCTCCTCTTTTAGTTGACCTATGTATTTCACCACAAGTGGTGATAGTCTAGGATTACATAATTCTGAACCCTCTTGTCGGGCTCTCTTTGGGCTGTACCCAGCAGCTACAGCTGCTTCTCCTTGAGTCATAGGTCCTTCAGGTCCACCGAATACTAAAAACTCGGCGAATCTTTGTTGCATTTCAGTTAATCTTTTAGGAACACCCATGTTGACAATTTAAGGTAACATCGTTATAAAGTCAATATGAAAGACGATGAAGGATATAAACAATTAATTAAAATATTGCGAGAAGAAATACAGCAGTTAAAAGAATATAAATCAGAATGCATAAGATTAGAAAATTTATTGCATGGTTATAAAAAGGTGATAGAAGAATTAAGTCGTCAGGTGGTTAAGTAATGTACGTCAAACACCTGCAAGAGTATTTAGAAAAATTTACTGAAGGACAACAAGGTCGTAGAGGTAATGCAGTCAGTGATGCCAAAATATATATCATGACTAAAAAAGGTTACCTAGAAGAGATCAAACGCATTGAAGTTCACGCAAGTAATAATCCAATGGATACTTCATTGCGTGTTGTTTTGAAACCAAACAAAGAAGAAAAACTTATTTTACCTCCTGGTTACGTAAAAGATTATTAGATTTTAAATACAGGAGTAACCTTGAAAAATGCATGGGACCAGAGCGTAAATTATATCAAAAACTTCGTAAATCTATACCGCAAATATCTTGGATTAGACTTGAAAATAATAGCTTACATGGCACTCCCGATCTATTGGGCTATAATAATTCTGGCCACTTTTTCACAGTAGAATTAAAA